GTCGAGGCGGCCCGCGCCGCGGAGCCGCCGGCGACGGGAGGCGAGGGGCCGGCCGATCTGCCCGAGGCCGCGCCCGGCGAGATCACAGAGGGCCTGCGCGAGGCCAACGCCGCGTCGGAGGAGCACATCCGCCAGGCCGCCGCCGGCCCGTCGGCGCCGCCCGCCGAGGAGCCCGCCGCCGAGGCCGTGGCCGAGAAGCCGAAGCGGACCCGGAAGAAGGCCGAGCCGGCCGCCGCTGCTCCGCCGCCCCCGCCGCCGGCCGAGGACGACGAGGACGACACCATTCCCGTCGGCCCGCCCGCCCATCGCCCCGACGCGCTCGGCAGCGAGCCGTCCTCCTACCGCGTCGGCTGAGGAGCAACCGCTGTGCTCATGCACGTTCTGGATCCAGGGCGCCGCATGGGCACAGCCCTCGGCATGGCTGGCGAGGTTCCGCGGAGTGGCTTCGTGGAGCTCCGCCAGCCCAAGGAGCACCGAGCCGTCGGCCACGGCAACCTGATCGCCTACCTGTCCGATGTCTGGAAGCACCGACGACCGGACCTCGTCGTCTACGAGGCACCCTGGAGCGTCCCGGCGTGGTTTCAGACCAACAGGACCAAGCCCTTCCCGACCAACGCCGACGGCGTGGAGTCCGGCCTGCAGCTCGAGGCCGTCATCACCGGCATGTGCATCCGCTACGGGATCCGCTTCGAGCCGGTGCGCCGGCAGACCGTGCTGAAGTTCGTCACCGGCTCGTCGAAGCACGGCAGCCGCGAGGCGGGCAAGAAGGCGGTGATCGAGGCCTGCATCCGCATGAAGCTGGTCGAGCCCGGCTGCAAGGACGACGACCGCTGCGACGCCGTGGCGAACTTCGTTTTCGCCTCCTCCGAGTTCGCTAGGAAGCGCGTGGGCGATTTTCAACTTTTTGCGTAATTCGGGTATTGACGAAATTCCGGAATTCCTAAATCCTAAAATCCCGACAGGCCTGAAACGGAATTCCCGACATGACCGAGAACAAGCACAGCGCGACGAATGATGTTGCGCGCGCTCATCCCGACGAGATGGTGACGACCATTGTGTCTGCCTATGTGGCGAACAACGCGGTCCCCAAGAACGACCTTCCTGAGCTTATCAATTCGGTCCGCACGGCGCTCTCGGGCGGCGACCCGCACCCCGCCGTTGCCGCCGTCGCGCCCCAGAAGGCGACCCCCGCCGAGATCAAGAAGTCGATCACGCCCGACGCCCTGATCAGCTTCATCGACGGCCGACCGTTCAAGACGCTGAAAAGGCATCTCGGCACGCACGGCCTGACCTTCGAGGCGTACAAGGCTCGCTTCGGCCTGCCGGTAGACTACCCCAGCGTGGCGCCGAACTACCGCGAGAAGCGCTCCCAGATCGCCAAGGGGCTCGGCCTCGGGCACACCAATCGGAAGCCCGCGGACGTCTGATCCGTGGCGAGCCAGCCGGTCGAGTGGGATGCACTCGCATACGCGGTGAAGGCTGAGGCCAGCGCCGCCTCCAAGACAGCCCCAGGACCGGACCTGAGCCACGAGGCCTGCGCCTGTGGCCGCTTCGGTCCTTGGGGCGATGGGACGGCCTTCTACTGCGAGCGGCACGTCCCGCCTGAATGCCGGTACGCCGGCCAGTTCTTCGCCGAGATGATGGAGTGAGCCGTGTCGACTTCGATGCTTGATGCCCTGGCTGATGAGGCCCGATCGATCAAGGAACTGAGCATCGAGGCGTCCCGGTTAGCGATCGAGGCCGTTCGCCGCTCCGGGCTGCTCGCCAAGCAGATGCAGAACATGGCCGCGGAGGAGGGCGCCGCGCCACCGAGCATCTCGGCCGACGCCGACGAGGCGGAATTCCTCGCATTCCAGGCCGCGCACTTCCCGGATCTCGTATTCGGCGCGGCCATCGAAATTCAGGATACCCCGGGTGATCCCCCTGCGGCCCAGATCGACGGGCAGGGCAAAGAAGGCTCAGATGAATCGGCTCCCGGGGGTGCCACGGCATGTGTACAGGCCGAATCTGAGCAAGTCGGTGCGGATGTGGTCTCGGGGGAGCAGGGCCTTGCTGCCGTCTGTAATGATCCCGAGACCGCTCCGGACCGCCGCACGAGGAAGAACCACGCCCTCGATCTCTACGCCGAGTCGCCGGCTCCGCTGAACGACATTGCCCGCACCGTCGGCGTCACGCGGTCATCGATCGAGTCCTACCTCACGAGCGCCCGCCGGGCCGCTGATCGTCGAGTGGCGAAGGGCGATCTTCTCCGCGAGCAAGAGATCGTCGACCTGCCCGTGCCGGCAGGAAAGCCTGAGCGATCCGTGCCGGACGCGCTGATCGAGCCGACACAGAAGCCCTCGCTGACTCGGGCCACCGAGGAACAGCCGAAGGGCGACAACCTCCTCGCCCTGAACCTCGACAAGTGCACGGCCGCGTACCAGGGCCAGGGTATTCAGCTCGTCCGGCACGAGCTGCGGATGCTGCTCCTGCTGAACGATCGCCAGCCCAAGCCGATCTCGGCCATGCTGGAGCGGTGCCAGGTCCTGTCCAAGCGCCGCCTGCACGCCGAGATCAGCAAGCTCAACGCCCGCATCGCCTTGATCGGGGTCGAGATTCACGAGAACGACGACGACACCTTCGTGGCCCGCCCGCTGCGAGCTGCGTGATGCGCCAGGTCCTACATGCGCACCGCGAGGGCTGGGTCGCCGCCCTGGATCACCCGAAGGCCGTGGTGGTCGACTATCCCGACCAGATCCTGCGCCAGGGGCTCAACAAGTTGCAGGTTCGCGGCCGGGCGGCGTTTCGCTGCCTCGCCTTCCTGCTGCGCAGCCCCGACGCCATTCAGACCCGCACCGCCATCGCGCAGGCCGTCTACGACAACCCGTGCCGGTCGGACTACCAGATCACCCAAATCATCCATGCCGTCGAGCCGATCCTCTCCTGGCTCGAGATGACCGTCGAGACCGTCGACGGCGGCTATCGCCTTCACACAGAGCCGAGAGAGACGCTCGCATGCTGCAGAACCCTTGCCCCTGGACAGCCGCTGCCACCGCGCTTGAAGAGCACACCAAGAGGGCGTGGGGCGCGGTCCACGATGCCCGGCACCTCGCCACGATCGTCGACCCGATCTTCGAAGGCGTCATCGCCAGTGCGCAGCAGGTCGCGGACAACGAGATCGTGATGGCCGAGTCCATGGCCTGGGCCCGGGACTTCATGATCGAGGCCGCTCAGCACCCGGAGGCGTTCCAGCACTTCCGCGATGCGCTCGCCGCCAGCGTCGCGGCAGACGAGGCCGAGCGGGGCGCCGTCCGCGTCATGCGGCGAGCTCGGCGAAAGACGATGCCCGTGGGTGGGGCGACGGTGGTGGTGCTCGACCGCGTCAGGGGCGCGCGATGAACCGCGCCGAGAAGCAGCGCCTCAACCAGATCCGCCAACGGATCGAGGATCTCTGGGATCTCGGCAACGACACCTACGAGATCGCCCTGCGCCTCGGCCTCGACGAATTCCGCGTTTGCCCGATCGTGTCGGCTTACGTCACAGCCAAGAAATTCCGGAAATCGGCCTTCTGATGCGTCACCGCGAGAACAACCAGCACGCCCACGCGGACCGCGGCAATGACCTCTACGAGACGCCGCCGGAAGCCGTGAAGGCTCTGCTCGAGGTCGAGTTCATCCCTGATCGCGTGTGGGAGCCGGCATGCGGCCCGGGCTCGATCGTGAGGGTCCTGCGGGAGGCTGGGCACGCTGTCATCGCCTCCGACCTGATCGATTACGGCTGGCAGGGGCAGAACGACGTCGTCGACTTCCTACGGGTCCACCGCGCTCCGGCCGGCGCGTCGATGATCGTGACGAACCCGCCCTTCAAGATCGCCAATGCCTTCGTCGCGCACGCGCTGCACCTATGCCCGCGCGTGGCCATGTTGCTCCGCCTGGGCTTCCTCGCCGGCACGAAGCGGACGCCGATCCTCGAGGGCGGGCTGCTCGCTCGAATTCACGTGTTCAAGCGTCGTCTTCCCATGATGCATCGCCATGGATGGGAAGGCCCGAAGGCCACCAGTCAGACCGAATTCGCTTGGTTCATTTTTGATCGGGCGCATTTCGGGCCGGCCCTCATCAATCGAATTGATTGGAAGCGCGATGACAATCTCTGATATTTCAAAAATTCGAGAGTATTGCCGAAAAGACCCATTTGGTGCCCGCGCCCGTAAGGAGTCGCTACTGACCGCCAGCGATGTGTCTGCGCTACTGATCTATGATGAGGATACAGGGGAGTTCACTTGGCGCTTCAAGCCCGAAACTTCGGCCGCCAACAAGGGGTTCAATAGCAGGTATGCCGGGAAGCCCGCCGGGCATCCGTCTGCCGATGGCTACCTCCGCATCAAGATCAACCGCAATCTTTATCAGGGAAGCCGAGTAGCTTGGCTTCTGAAGACTGGCGCTTGGCCCGAGCATGGCGTCGATCATCGTGACGGCGACAGCCGAAACAATCGCTGGAGGAATCTGCGGGCGGCGACATCAGTCGAGAATGCCCATAACCGAGCCCTTTCAGCCAAGAACACCTCGCGACAGACGGGCGTCAAGTTTTTCAAGAAAATCAAGAAGTGGGGTGCCGAGATCATGGTCAATTACCGGAATATCTATTTAGGCGTTTACGAGCGCTACGAGGATGCCGTCGCTGCGCGCAAAAACGCCGAAAAGAATTATTTCGGAGAATTCGCCCCGTCCGCTTCTCGGGAGAATGCCGCGTGACCGACATTTCGACCCGCGCGGCCCCGCGGCCGATCTACGAGCTGCGCCGCGGCCAGTGCCGATATGCCGTCTCGCCCAGCGACGCTCGCGAATTCCTCTTCTGCGCCGAGCCCGTCGAATACGAGGGCTGCCCGTATTGTCCGGAGCATGCGGCGCGGTGCTTCGACCGGCGGTCCGATGCTGTGAAGCGGGCGCACGCCGAGCGCATGGCGACGATGCGCGCAGCCCGGCAGGCCGGACGCACATCCTTCGGCATCGGCGCCAATGCGCTACCGCCGCGCCTGCGCCGTCCGGCTGATGAGCTGTGATGCAGGTGACCCCATGAGCAGCCTGCCCGCACGCATGGAATCGCGCCAGGAGATGCGCGAGCCGCCGCACAACGTCGAGATGGAGCAAGGCCTCATCGGGGCGATCCTGCTCAACAACGACGCCTTCCTGCGCGTCTCCAGCATCGTCGCGGCCGAGCACTTCCACGAGGAGATGCATCAGACGATCTGGTCGGTGCTGGCGGCGCAGATCAGTAAGGGCCAAGTCGCCAACCCAGTCACGCTGAAGACCTTCCTGGGCAACCCGGAGCTCGCCCCGGGCAAGACGCTGATGGGCTACCTCGCCGGGCTGGCGGGCGACGCCCCGGTCGGCCGGGCCAGCGCGGAGAGCTACGCCAGAACGGTTCGCGACCTCTACCTCCGCCGCGAGCTGATCACCATGAGCGAGAAGCTTGCCGCGATCGCCTATGAGGCGCCGGTGGAGGCCACTGCCGAGACCATCTTCGCGGACTCGGAGCGGGCCCTCGAATCCCTGCGCCCAGCCGTCCAGAAGGAGGACGAGGGCTTCAGCGACTTCGACTCGATCTCCACCGCCGAGGTGCACGAGGCCTTCCGCGATCAGCGCGGGATCGTGGGCATGTCGACCGGCCTGCCACGCCTCGACGAGGTGATGAACGGCCTGCAGAACTCCGACCTCATCATCATCGCCGGCCGGCCCGGCATGGGGAAGTCGGCCCTGGCGTCGAACATCACCGTCACGGTTGCGCGGCACGTTCAGCGCCTGCGCACCGGCGGCGAGAATCCCGGGGTGGTGGCGTTCTCGTCGCTCGAGATGTCGGCCAAGCAGATCAAGCACAGCATCGTCTCGGACCTCGCCAGCGTCTCGGCGAGCAAGCTGGCCAAGGGCCAGGCCACCGCGGAGGAGATGCAGGCGTTCGTGGATGCCGAGCGTGAGCTGCGCAACCTGCCGCTCAAGATCGACCAGACCGGCGGCCTCTCGATCCAGCAGGTGAAGATGCGGGCTCGGGCGCTGAAGAAGCGCCACGGCCTCTGCCTGCTCGTGGTGGACTATCTGCAGCTCCTCTCCGGCACGCCGAACAAGGGCCGCGACCAGAACCGCACCCAGGAGGTGACGGAGATCACCACCGGGCTCAAGGCGCTCGCCAAGGAGCTCGACATCCCGATCATCGCCCTGTCGCAGCTCTCGCGCGACGTGGAGAAGCGTCCCGACCGCCGGCCGATGCTAGCGGACCTGCGCGAGTCGGGCTCGATCGAGCAGGACGCCGATGCGGTGATCTTCATCTACCGGGAGGAGTACTACCTCCGGAACGAGAAGCCTCGCGAGGAGGGCGAGGCCATGGTGGCGTGGCGCGCCAAGATGGATCGTTGGGAAGGCGTCGCCGAGGTCCACGTAGCCAAGAATCGCCACGGGAGCGTCGGCACGATCGAGCTGGGCTTCGAGGGCCAGTTCACGCGCTTCACGCCCGAGCCGCCGTGGCGCTCCCCGGATCCCGAGGAGGCGCGGAAGGCGGCGAAGACTGTCCGGATGACCCCGCATGGCGAGGCGCTCCGCGACATCCTCAAAGAACTCGCCGTCAGCATCGGCCGCCGCCCGACGATCGAGGAGCGCGACCACAAGCCCGCGCTTCCGGCCGGCGCCATGCTGATCGACCGCGAGAGGGTCAAGGAGGTGTTCCGCGAGAGGGTCGTGGTCGACCTCAATGAGACCGAAGCACGGTCGAAGATGCAGGCCGCGGCCGACAACCTCCGGCTCGCCAAATTGACCGCGAATTACACAAATAAAGAAAAGCAGAATTTCATCTATCTCGTCGAACTGATCGCGGAGTAGCGCTATGGCCTGGGGATCGCTGAAGGAGCGCCGCGACGCTGTCGAGGTTAAGGCGAAGACGGCGGAGGCCAAGGCGGTTGAGCACCGCGCTCGTGAGGCCTCGTACCGGACACAGGGCAAGGAGGAGAAGGCCAACGGGCACGCCAAGACCGCAGCCAGGCAGGAGCGTATCGCGGAGGGCCACCGGCAGGAGATCGCCCGGCTCGACACTCGGGCTCGCCAGCAGGCCTACGAGGGCCTGACAGCCGCGCAGCGGGCCCATGAGATGGTGAAGGCCCAAGAGCGCGCTGAGGCCGCCGCTGCGGTCCGTCCGACGGTGGATCCTCTCCACGCCTACCTCGAAGCGCTCCAGCACGCCGCGGAGCTCGAGGAGGCCGCTACTCGCGACGACAAGAAGGCCCGTGGCTACGTCCGTGCCGGCGACAAGCGCAAGGCCGAGATTGCCTCGGGTGGCGCCGAGCTGAGTCGCAAGCGGGCCCGCGAGTGGCGCGACGAGGCCGAGCGCATCCAGGCCGGCACGCCCCGGGACCTGGAGCGCGAAGCGAAGCTGGCCATCAAGGCTCAGCGCCGCCTCCAGTCGCAGGAGAAGAACGAGCAGAAGCGACTCGCCGATCTGGGTGTGGTCGCCGATCTCGCCACCGCGGCCGGCCAGCGTGCCATTGCCTCGGGTGGTGCGGGCCGCGGGACCAAGGTCGCCAGCCTCAGCGACTATGCCGGCCTGATCCGCAAGCCCCAGGAGCGCACCCGCGTCCGCCTGGAGACCATGGAGAAGTTCGACACCCTCTGCGCGACCGCCGACGCCGGTCTCTTCCCGGAGATGAAGCTGGAGCGCGAGAGCAGCTCGGGACACGGACCTGGCGCTCAGGTGATGGCGAATCGTGCGGCAGGCCTGGCGGAAATGGCAGAAATCGCCAAGGCAATCGGCGCCCGGAATGTCGAGATGCTGCGCGCCTGGATCTACGACCGGCAGACGCTCACCGCGATCGCCCGCGCCGGCTTCGGAACAGAAAAGACCGCCGGCAAGCTGGTGCTCGCGGCGGTCGATGCGTTGGCCACGTACCTCAAGACGCGAGACGCGCTCGCCGCTCACCTTGCAGGATTGGGAGCACCTCCGCCTTCTCGATCTTCGGGTGGGGTTTCGGCCGGTCCGGGATCTGCTCGATCCCAAGGACCCGGAGCCGAAATTCCCAGTCCTTCAGAGCCTCGGGCTTCACGCTCCCGATCTGAAACACGGCAATTTTGGTCGAATCACCTTCCTGTAGGTGATAGACCGCAACGAGAGACCATCGCGTGCCCGGAACCGATTTCCGATGACGTGCGACGTACCATCCAGGAGCTAAATGCCTTGGCTTCCCGCGCACGGGCGTCAGGCTGATTCCATCCACGGCGCACCTCCTGGTTGCGTCACAATAGTGATCAAAAATCCGCAGGAAACACCTCAAATGACGTTTTGGCTCGAATTAAATACCGTGCCAAAGCGCGCACTAATCTGGGTTTCATTCGGTCTGTCGGTAGGGTCGAATTAACCGCATCGACCGTACGATGGCAATAGGGATCAGGAACCGATAGTGAGTGATGGTCCCCGGAGTCATCGGCCTGCATGCCCCCCAAGCTCGACCCCAAATCGCCCACGACCCGCTTCGAGATGAAGGTGCCGAAGGCCTGGATGGATCGAGTGGACGATTGGCGGGCGACGTTGCGGCCGATTCCGAATCGCAATGAGGCGGTTCGACTGCTGGTTGATCAGGCGCTCGACGCCGCCGGCCTGCCGCAGAGCCAATCCCAGAAGCGATAGAGACCCCGCCGCTTTCCCTTGGGTGGGGTCGGCGCGTTGTCGTTTGCCATGGGTGGGGTCCGAGTCGGGATCGCCACGAGAGGGTATTCCCGGTCGAACAGCTCCCGACCGTATGGTGTCAGGACCGCGGCCGGCCCGATGCGCCCGAGGATCTCGGCGGCACGTGCTGCGGCGGCCCGCCCATACTGCGCCTCCCACATCGGGAAGGCATGGGCGACAGCCTCAGACGCGGCCGCATGGAACAGCTCGCCCCGCATCAACGCGCGCTCGAGCAGCGGGAACAGCGCAACCACCAGGATGCGCGCCATTGCCTCGTGTGGGTCGATGGTGCCGATTGCCTTGCGTGGGTCAGACCTCGCCATCGTCGCCCCCTATCAGCTTCGCCTCAGCGATCGCACGGGCCCGGTCAGCGCCGCCGGGCAGCAGGTAGAGGCCGAGCCAGGACGTCACCCAGAACGGCGCCCGCTCGGCCCGCGGATCGCCCTCGGGGAGCAGCCAGGCCGCGACCCGCTTCCGAGTCGTGCCGGTCAGCCTCTCAAACTGGCCGGGCGTAATGCCGGCTTGGTCGAGGCCCGCGGAGAACTGCTCCGCCGTGAGTCGTTCGTGATCGTATGCGCGTGACATGGCGGATCCTATTGCCCCGGTTGAATCGAATTGCTTCGGGTGGGTGTGGGGAGGCGATACCGGGCGACCACCTCGCCCGCCTCTTGCCGCGTCGGGAAAGCCCCGAGATAGATCGGCGCGCCGCAGACTGCGAAGGCTCGCCAGACGATGCGCGGACCATATGCGGCCGCGGTCTCGACCCTATAGACGCGGCCGACGTGACGGGTGCCGTTGTGCACCCAATACGATCCCTTGAACGCGGACCGCCCGAAATAGAGCTTTGGCTGAGCAGTCACGATGCCGCCCCTTGCGTTGCGATTGCCTCGGGAGCAGGGCGGCCGGGCGAACCGGCCGCGGGGTTGGCTCAGAGCGTCGAGGCGGAATAGCAGGCCACGTGACCGCGCCGCAGGGATGTCGCCAGGGCGGCCAGAAACGGCGCGGATTGCGTCGGGTGCCACATTGCGCCGAGAGGGGTGCGGATTGCGCTGGCAGGGGTAGGCATGGGCGCGACGGCCCGCGTGTAGGGCTTGCGAGGCAGGCCAACGAAGCGAACCGATCGGAGCCCGGCGCACGCCGCGGCATCGTCCAGGCTCAGCCGGAACGCGCCGCCCTTGGCGCGCTGGCCATAGTCCGGCACGGCGCGGCCGTCGATTCGGCGCAACACCGACTCGCGTGCCTTGTGGGACAGGCACAGCACGGTCACGGGTCCGGGTGCGGCCGGCGCGTCATCGTCAGAGGCGCACAGCGCGGCGAGCGGCACAGCGTCGGCAGGGTCCGGCTCGCACACGGCAGGCGGCTGGCAGGGCTCGACAATGGCCGCATCCGGCTCGCCGCATGGCACCTCGATCACGACAGGCGCGGACCAGTCCAATAGCGTGGTCTCGATGACGGCCGGCGCCTCGTAATCCCAATGCGGTAGCTCGATCCGGAGCAGGGGCTCAACGGCGGGTTGCGCCATGCCCCGGGCCGCCGGGCGATAGGGCTGACGGGCCGGCATCCACTCGACGGCACGCGGCCGATAGCCGGACGCGCACGGCTGCCAATCGACCCGGGAAGCCGCGCCGTCGCCCGGGATCGCAATGCCGTCCCGCGCGGCGAGCCACACGGCATAGGTGACCGCCTTCGCATCCGCGTCGGGATTGCCCTTCTGCGGGGCTGTAGTGGCCTTGTGGCGCCGTTCTGCGGCCAGGGCGCGCTTGTGCCAGCCGGGCTTGAGCGTGAGCGGCTTAGCGTCGGGGATGAGCGTGAGCGTGAAGGGCTGTGCCATGGTCGAATCTCCGGGCCTCACAATCGAGGCGCATTCCGCAACGGCATGGTGCGGCTGATGCCGGACGACTCGCGCCCGGCATGGGTCGCATCATTTCTGTTCAGGCGGCGCAAAATCCAGGTCGGCCACAAAAGTGGGGCAACCTTCATCGAAGCCGCCGCAACCGGTGTCCGGCAATCCAGGGCATAGGCCGAAGCACAGCGGGCACCACTCGCCCTCAATCGCGTCGCACAGCCAATGCGCGGCCGTGATATCGGCGGAGCACTTGTCGCAGGTAATTGAACCGTTCGGATGCCGCATTTCAGCGCCCTCCGTCAGCTGCCGTGTTCCGCGCCAAATCGCCGGCCAACTCGACGCCGTATCCGCGCCCGCTAAGCACCACACGCCACGCTAATCCCGAGTCCTCTGACAGGATGGCAGCAGCCATTTCTGCGGCGCCGCGAGTGGCATAATTGATAGACCATAATGCCATTGGATGATTCTCCGTTGCGCTGACAATTCGGGCGCAGGATCCGCTCACAATGAGTCGGCTGGATCGGGACCACGCGGGCCCCGATCGGGTCGAGTCACTCGGCAGGGGAAAGAAACACCGCTTCAAGCGCGCGGGCGGTCTCGGCGGAAATGGCGCCGCGCCGTTCGGCCCGGTCTATCAATTCCTCCACCGTGGTCCGCTTGTCGTCCGGATCGTCGAAATTCCGGATCACATCGCAAATGTGCTGAGCCATTTCAGCGGCGGACCGCAGCACCGGCATATTGGAGAATAGGTCACCCATGACTCGCCTCAGAACGCGAGAGAGATTAGGGCAACGGCACCACACGCGGCGCCGGTGAATGCGACAAAGGCGAAGGCCTCAGCAGCGAGGATGAGAGCGGCGCGCATCGGTCCGACCTCACAGATCGGGGCACAGATCGCGGGCAATCTCGCCCGCCAGAAACTCGACAGCGAACCGCAGGGCGAACGCCGCGGCATCGGCCTCACGGGCGCGGCCCGCATCGTCAGAGCGGTAATGGTCGAAGGTCTGACGGCGGCCCGTCGCGGCAATCAGGTCCGCATAGGTGAAAGCGTCCGGGCCGTGCTGAGCCGGGTCACCCATCGCGCACCCGGTCTCGGACAGGTAATGCCGGATGACGGCGGCCACCTCGGAACGATTGCGGTTGAACATGGCCAGGATGTCGGCCGTGTAGATCAGATCAGACCACCAACCCGTATCGGTGCCGTTGAGAGCGTCGCGGCAGGCATCATAGGTGCTCTGCTTGGTGCGGCGCTTGCCCGAACCCTCATAGTTGCGAGCCGAGTTGAGCAGCGTGCGGCGGACGTAGGCGCGAAGCTTGGACATGGGGAGGATCCTGCTAGGCCCCGCGATTGGGGCTCATGGGAGGGAAGCGGCGAACCCCGCCGCTGAATTGGAAATTACCGGAATAAAGGGAATTGGCAAGCGAGAAATTCGCGGAATTGCGAAATTAATTCGCGGCCCGATACGCGACGACGCGCACAAGCCCCATTGCGGCGAGGATGGACTCGCCCGGCTCCCGGTTCCCCTTGAGCACGTCGCACAGATAGGCCTGTGACACGCCCGCACGTTCGGCCCAGGCCTTTTGCGAGCCTGCGGCCCGGCATTGCTCGGCGAGTTGAGCGCGAACCGTCTCGGCGGAGATGAGGCCGGTCATAGATCCACCCGTGAAGCTGTCAGAGCGTAGGCAATGGCGCTCGCCAGGAAGGCGAACGCGGCGAGTAGCGGGAGCGCGCCGGTCATGCCGACACCCGATCGCACGAAGGCTTCACGGTCACAGCCGAGCACGCGGGATCCGGCATCACGGGCATGCACCGCGCCTCGCACCATGCCGAATAGGCCGCATAACGGGCGCAGTAGAGCGCACGGAGCACCGAGCCGACGTCGCCCTTGCCCGCGGGCGAATAGCGAGCCTCAGCGGCGCGCCGGCCGAATTCACGGCGCAACGCCTCGCCCCATGCTTCGTCCGCATCCTGGAAGGCTTGAGCCGTGGCGCGCATCACGTCGGGCCCGGCTCGCATGTCTCGGTCCTGCTGCTGCTGTACCTGCTGAGGCACCATAGCGGGAGCATCGGGGAGACGAGCAGTCAGGTAGGCCACGCAATCGCGTAGGCTGCCATACAGCCCGCCCTGATCGGCCAGCGTCGGCGGATGCGGCCGCGCCATGACCCGCTCCCACAGCTCGAGCAAGTCGCGATGGGAGGTGAGCGCATCATGAGGAAGCGTGCGCACAAGGTGATCGAGCTCGGCGCCTACGGTCTCGAAGCGAGAGGCGAAGGAATTGGACATTGCGGGATTTCCTGATTGGCCAGGCCCCACGATTGGGGCGCATCGGCTGAATGCGAGAATAGGGAATTCCCGGAATTCGTCAATTGGGAAATTCGCGGAATTCGCCGATTGGCTCGGCACGGCTCGCCGCTCGAGGTGACCGGCTCAGCATGAAGCGGACCCGGCTCGGCACTGCGAGGCCAGCGCCTCGATGCCTCGCCGCTCCACCTCGTCGAGCAATAGGCACGGCACAAGGGAAGCCAACCAGCCCGCCCCTATACAGCACGCACGCTCTCGCACGCGGCAACCGGCACGCAACGCACGCCCTCACATGCGGGCGCGGTATCAGGCACGCGCAGCCGCTCGGACCATGAAGGGGAGGGGGCATCGAAAGTCTGGGCGGTTGGGGCCGGCGAACCGCACTGGGGCCCATTCGCAGGTTTTCTTTTGGCCCGGCTAATTCAAATGGAATCTAATTCGCGGCCCAATTCCGCAATTCGAATTTGAGGTCAATTCGGATCCGCACCCGGCGCAATCGCCCTGGGAAATGCCCCTGCGCACCTATGCGACCGCCCGTCACAGAGGGGGCAATTAGCGAATTGAATTCCTTTTGGCATCCGCGCAATCGGCTCAAATTAAATTCGACGAATTGGAAAATCGCCCTTTGCGACGCGGCGGGTCGGTCGGTAGGTTATTCGCACACCAGGAATTGCGCCTCGAACGGGGCGCGGTGAGCCAATTCGAACCCTTTCCATTTTGGAATGAGTTCGCGAGTTCGACGTGCCGACGGACGAGGCTTAGGCCCGTGAGGAAGTAGGCCAGAGGCTAGTAGGCGCGGATCAGCATGCCGCTCTGAATACCTCGCGTAGCGGGAGCCCTGCGCCAGCAGCCGCGGTAATGCGGGGCGCCTCACCGCTGCAGTCGAAACCAAGCCGGGGTGGGAAGCGAGCGGTCGAGCACGTCGAAAGCCTTCGGTGCGAGTTTCCCCCTCCTCGCATCGGAATGGGAGAGCCGGCGAGGAACCGACGCCACGACGTTCGCGGCTCAGGGACCGAAGCCCGATCGCAGGCCAGCGGTCGAACAGCGGCGCGGAGATCAATCAGTGCAATTCGCGATCGTGGAGACGGCGCAGGGCATCAGCCGGCGCCTCGGTGTCGTGCTGGCCGTCACCCCGTCCGGGGCCATCCTGCAGGCGCTGCGCAAGTGGCCGCCGCAGAAGCGCTCGGACGGCACGCACCCGATGCTTACCACCGAGCGGCTGACGGTGCACTGATGGCGCCTCGCATTCAGGTGCTGCGGCCCAGGCTCAAGGCCGCCGAGTTTCGCACGGTCCTGCCGCCGAAGAAGACCCCCGATCCGGAGCTGACCACTGAGGCGCATCGGAAATGGCGGCAGGAGGTTCTTCGCCGCGCTGGCTTCTGCTGCGAGAAATGCGGCGCTGATGGGCGCGAGAACCGGCTCTTCGCCGACCACGTTGTCGAGCGCCGCGATGGTGGCGCGCCGCTGGATCCGAAGAACGGCATGGCCCTCTGCGGGTCCTGTCACACCAAGAAGACCGCGGCCGCCCGCGCGCGCCGCATCCACGACCAGTCCGACACCGCCGAGTAGCGAGCCATGACGGAGACCGCAAAGCCGAAGCGTGGACCGGGCCGCCCGCCGGCGCCGAAGCCCCAGGCGAAGCGCATGCGCGGGCGGCCCCGGTACATCCCGGCCGCCGAGCAGAAGACGATGGTCGAGCACCTGCTCGCGGTTGGCGAGAGCCACGAGGACATCGGCAAGCTGCTCGGCATCTCGCAGCCCGTCTTCCGGGACCGGTTCGCTGCACAGATCACCGACGCGCGGCTGCGGCTCCGGGCCGGCTTCCTCGCCGTCGTGTTCGAGAAGGCCATGGACGGCAACGCCAGCATGCTGAAGCTGGCCATGGACCTCACGGCGCAGCCCGACGAGGTGAAGCCCTACGAACTGCCGAAGGCGGCCGCCGAGGTGCCGGTTGAGCCCAGGCCCGAGAAGCTCGGGAAGAAGGCGCAGCAGGCGCTGGCGGCGGCGAACCCGGACGTCAGCACCCCCATGGGCGAGCTCATGGCGCGCCGCGCGCGGGGTGATCGGGTCCAGTGACCGCTTGGAATCTGGCCTGTCCGGACTGGCGGCAGCGGATGCGGGCGGGGCGCTCGCTGATGCCGGACCTGCCGCTGTTCAAGGCGGAGGCCGACACGGCGGTGGCGTTCTTCGACGCGCTGCGCCTGCCGGACGTCCCGGGCAAGCCGCTCCTTCGCGACGCGGCGGGCCCGTGGTTCCGGGACATCGTGCGCGCGCTGTTTGGCTCTCGGGACCCCGACACGAACGTCCGGCACATCCGCGAGATCTTCGCCCTGGTGGGGAAGGGGAACAGCAAGACGAGCTACGGCGCTGGCCTGATGGTGGTGGCGCTGCTGATGAACGAGCGGCCGAGCGCGACCTTCCTGCTGGTGGCGCCGACGCAGGGCACCGCGAATCTCGCCTTCGACACCGCGGTCGGCATGATTGAGGCGGACGAGGAGCTGAAGAAGCGGTTTCACATCCGCGACCACATCAAGATGATCGTGGACCGGCTGACCAAGGCCTCCCTGCAGGTGAAGACCTTCGGCCTCGAGGTGCTCACCGGCCCGAAGCCGACGGGGGTTCTGGTCGACGAACTCCACCTGCTCGGAAAGAGCGCGCACACCGCGAAGGTGATGCGCCAGATCCGCGGCGGTCTGGAGAAGATGACCGAGGGCTTCCTCCTGATCATCACCACGCAGAGCGATGATCGGCCCGCCGGCGCCTTCAAGGACGAACTGGCCATGGCGCGGAAGATCCGCGACGGGCAATTCGCCGGCCGCATGCTGCCGATCCTGTACGAGCTGCCGGAGGACATCGCGAAGGAGCAGGCCCGCTGGCAGGACCCGGCCGTGTGGCCGATGGTGATGCCGAATCTTGGGCGCTCGCTGCAACTGGACAGCATGATCGCCGACTGGACTGCCGAGAAGGAGAAAGGCCCTCACGCCATCTCCGTCTGGGCATCGCAGCACCTGAACATCGAGATCGGTGTCGGACAGAAGTCCGATGGCTGGGCCGGCGTGCAGTTCTGGGATCGCCAGGCGGACGACACCCTCGCCGACCTTCACGAACTGCTGGAGCGCTGCGAGGTGGCGGTGGCCGGCATCGACGGCGGCGGCCTGGACGACCTCTTCGGCCTCGCCGTGGTCGGGCGGGAGCGCGACACGGGCCGCTGGCTGATCTGGAGCCATGGCTGGGCGCACCCGAGCGTGCTGGAGCGCCGCAAGACGATCGAGTCGATCCTGCGCGGCTTCGCCGAGACGCGGGAGCTGACCCTCGTTGAGGATGAGGCGGACCAAGACATCGACGAGGTCGTGGCCTTGATCGAACTGATCAAGGATCGCGGGCTGCTGGGCGGCGTCGGTGTCGACCCGGCCGGCATCGGTACGCTCGTCGAGGCGCTTGAGGGCATCGGTATCACCCCGGAGCTCGGACTCGTCGGCGTGAACCAGGGCATTGGCCTGATGAACGCGATCAAGACGGCGGAGCGGAAGCTCAAGAGCCGCCGGATGGTGCATTCGGGCTCGGCCCTGCTCGGCTGGTGCGTCGGCAACCTCAAGATCGAGGGCACCGCCACCGCCATCCGGGCGACGAAACAGAATGCCGGCGATGCGAAGATCGACGTCGCGATGGGCATGTTCAACGCCGTGTTCCTGATGGCCAGGAATCCGGAGCCCCTGCAGTTCGAGGGATCGCTCGACGAGTTCCTCGACGAGCCCCTGGTCGCCTGAAGGATCCGCGATGGGGCTTCTGACGAAGGCCGTGACGACGGTCGCGAGCCGCATGGGGCTGACCGATCCGCGGCTGATGGCCTGGATCGGCGCCGAGCCGACGCATTCGGGCGAGCGCGTGACGGTCGAGTCCGCCATGCAGCTCGATGCGGTCTTCTCCTGCATCCGGCTGGTGGCGCAGACGATCGCGACGCTGCCGATCATGGTCTACGAGCGCGGTGACGGCGCCGGGCAGAATCGGGTCGCCACTGACCACCCCCTCTACCGGGTGATCCACGACCGGCCGAACGCCGACATGAGCGCGGTCGAGTTCTGGACCGCGGACATCGCCTGCACGCTCGGCGTCGATCGGCTGCAAGCGCGGATGGGGCAGCGGGGGCGCCGCGATCGAGCGCCGGCGGGATGGATCGGTGATCTCGCTGGAGCCGCTCCGGACCGACCGGGTGCAGGTGGATCTGCAGCAGGACGGCAGCCGGACGTTCACCTACGTCTTCAACGGGCAGACCACGGTCTATCCGGAAGAGGACATCCTGCACCTGAAGGGGTTCTCGTTCGACGGCCGGACCGGCATCTCGGCGATCGCGGCCGGCCGGCACAGCATGGGCACGGCCCTCGGCGCCGAGCGCGTGGCGGGCACCATCTTCAAGAACGGGATGCGCCCCTCGGGCTACTTCAAGATCCCGCAGTTCCTGTCGAAGGAGCAGCGCGCGAAGGCCCGCCAGTACGTCGAGACGTTCACTGGCTCCGAGAACACCGGCAAGGTGCCGATGTTCGAGGGCGGCTGGGAGTTCATGCCCCTGACGCTGCCGCCCGAGGATGCGCAGCTTCTGGAGACCCGGCGCTTCAACGTCGAGCAGATCTGCCGTTGGTTCGGCGTGCCGCCAGTCCTGATCGGCCACACCGACAAGACGACGACCTGGGGCACCGGCCTCGAGCAGATCAACCTCGGCTTCCTCCAGTACACACTCCGCTCGCACCTCAAGGAGATCGAGCAGGCGCTCTGGATGAAGTGCCTGTCGCCCCAGGACCAGAATCGGTTCTTCGTCGAGTTCGTGGTCGAGGGGCTGCTCCGCGCCGACAGCGCCGGGCGCGCCGCCTATTACCACTCCATGATCACCGATGCGGTGATGACGCCGAACGAGGTCCGGAAGCTGGAGAACTTGCCCACGCTGCCGGGCGGCGATCAGCTCTTCATCCAGGGCGCCATGATGCCGCTCGCGATGCTGGAGAAGCAGGCGCAGCAGGCGACAGCCGCCCAGGCCGGCAACGGCGCGGGCAGGCTCGGATCGGGCGAGCCCGGCGTGTCCAGGGATGCGGCCGCTGTAGCCGCGGCACAGCCTCAACCGCTGCGAGTCGTCTCGTGACCGCGCTGTTCGCCCGCGCCCGCGCGCTGTTCGCCCGCCGGCCGAAGCCGGTGATGGGCACGCGCCCGGGATACCTCTGGGAGCCCGCACGCCGCCGGTGGGTGCCGGAGGAGAAAGCCACCTGCCTCGTATGGGGCGCCTACACGCCGATCGGCCCGGTCTACGTCCCGACCGGCATGCAGCCCTGACGGGAGACGGAACGATGGATCAGATCTTCGTCGCTGGATTCGAGGTGAAGGCCGCCGCTAGCACCGACACCGGTGCTTTCGAGGGCTACGGCGCCGTGTTCGGCAACGTCGACTCGCATGGCGACGTGATCGTGCCCGGCGCTTTCGCGCCCGGCCTAGCCGACCTCAAGTCTGCCGGCCGCCGGATCGCGATGCACCTCAACCATGGCCTGCCGCAGCTCGGCGGCCGGCGCGGCATCGGCACCTGGGAGTTCGTCGGCGAGGACAGCCGCGGGCTGCACGTGAAGGGCCGCGTCGCCGGCATGGACACGGAGACGGGCCGCTACATCCACGCCGGCATCCGCGACGGCGCGCTGTCCGGGCTGTCGATCGGCTTCCGAGTCCGGCCGAACGGCGCCGAGATGGGCACGAAGGCCGCTGCAATCGCTACCGGCGCGCGGCGCGTGCTCCGCGATGTGGCCGTGGAGGAGATCAGCCTCGTCGACACCCCGTCGAATGCCGAGAGCCTCGTGCTCCAGGTGAAGGCCCAGGGTGTCATCATGGACAAGGACCGGGTCACTGCCGGCCTCGCTGCTCTCATGGCGATGCACCAAGATTGCCTCGCGGGCGGCAACGCCCCGACGGCCGACCAGCGGGCGCAGATGATGTCCCATCTGCAGGACCTGCACGAGATGATGACGGGCAGCCGCACGCCGATGGGCATGAAGGCGGCCCCGACCAACCGACGTGAGTGTGAAGATGCCCTGCGCGACGCGGGCTTCACACGATCGCAGGCCGCTCGTTTCGCCGCGACGGTCTTTCCTACGCTGCCAGCTCATCGAGACGATGAGGGCGGTCAGGCGACACCACCCGAGGCGAAATCCGCGATCAGCGAAGCGCTGGCCGAGATTGCCGCTTTCCGTCTCTGACACGACGCATCTGAGGAATTCTGAAATGCGCAACATCCTGATCGCCGCCGGGTCGATGCCGGCTGCCTTCCACGCCTCCTTCCTCGCGAACTGCGGGATCGGCGGCATCCGCGTGGCGCTGGAAGCCGACACCGGCTCGAGCCACGCCGCAGGCACCTCCTCGGGCGCCGGTGAGGCCGAGTTCAAGGCCGCAGCCGCCAACCTGAAGACCATCGGCGACGAGGTGAAGCGCCTCGCCGAAGGCGCCCTGAACGAGGCCAAGAACGCCGGTACGCTCACGACCGAGACCAAGGCGGCGGTCGACGCCAAGCTGGTGGAGTTCGGCAAGAAGATCACCGAGTTCGACTCGCGCATCGCCGATGCCGAGCAGAAGTCGGCCCGCCGCGGCGGCGGTGGCCAGCAGATCGAGATGAAGTCGCTTGGCCAGCACCTCATCGACAGCGACGGCTTCAAGGGCGTCAAGGAGCTCGGCAGCCAGTTCCGCGGCAACGTGCGGGCCACGGTCGAGACCAAGGCCATGCTGACCACGACCGACGTGCTCGGCACCACGACCTCGCTCAGCAACTCGCTGATCCCGGCCGACAAGCAGCCGATCGTGAACCTGCCGGATCGCAAGCTGCGGATTCGCGACCTGTTCACCCCGGGGCAGACCAACTCGAACGCCATCGAGTATCCGGTCGAGACCACGTTCACCAACGCGGCCGCGATCGTCGCCGAGGGCGCCAAGAAGCCCGAGTCGACCCTGGCGTTCGACATGCGTAACGTGCCGGTGAAGACCATCGCGCACCTGTTCAAGGGCTCTCGTCAGCTCCTGGACGACGCGGTCGGCCTCGTCTCCTACATCGACGGCCGGGCCCGGTACGGCCTGCTGTTCGCCGAGGAGGCGCAGCTCCTGTACGGCTCGGGTGCCAGCGGCAATATCTTCGGCGTGATGCCCCAGGCCAGCGCCTACGCCGCTCCGTCGGGTCTGACGGTCGCGAATGAGACCCCCATCGACCGCCTGCGCCTCGCGATCCTGCAGGCCACCCTGGCGCTGTACCCCGCCTCCGGCATCGCTCTGAACGATACCGACTGGGCGCGGATCGAGCTCACCAAGGACACGCAGGGCCGCTACATCATCGGCCAGCCGCAGGGCCAGATCGCGCCGACCCTCTGGGGGCTGCCGGTCGCCACGACTCTCGCGATGACGCCCAACGACTTCCTCGTGGGCGCCTTCCGCCTCGGCGCGCAGATCTTCGATCGCATGTCGATCGAGGTGCTGATCTCGACCGAGAACAACGACGACTTCGAGCGGAACATGATCACGATCCGCGCGGAGGAGCGCCTGGCCCTCGCCGTCTACCGGCCCCAGGCCTTCGTCAAGGGCAACCTCGTCACCGCCTCCTGATCCGGGTCATGCCGATCATCATCAACGACTCGCGGCGGCTTCACGCCGCGAGCACCCCTCGCCGGGAGGACACCGACGTGTCGAACGCTGACAAGGTCTTGGTGCAACCGCTCTCCACCTACTTCGAGGGCTCCGAGCGCAAGGACGCGCAGAGCGAGCCCTATCTCGTCCTGCGGGCGCACGCCGCGGAGCTCGAGGCGCTCGGCACCGCGAAGGTCGTCGAGCCGAAGAAGCCCGTCGTCGACGAGCCGGATGTGGACGAGGAGGACGAGAGCGAGGACGAGTCGGAGACCGAGCAGCCCGACGACGGGAGCGAGCAGTCTCGCGCGCCCCGCCGCCGCGGGCGTCCGCGTAAGGGCTGAGCGCCATGCGCCGCCTTCTCCGTCTCGGCGCGCTTGCTGGCGCAGCCCTGATCGGGCTGAGCGGCCAGTCGAGCTACGACTAGTGGCACCAGCCGGATGGCAGCGGGATCATCGGACAGGTGATCTACTGCTCGACCGGCAACCCTCGCGAGGCTGCCCCGTGCGGTAGCGTCCTCGCGCCGATGAACGTGCTCTCCGCGCCGTTCCGCCGGCTGCACTCCGCGCCGATCCGACTCAAGGATCTCGGCCCGACGCCGAAGAACTTTCAGATCTCGCGGCCTCCCGGCGCCACCACCTACCGCATCGTGAACCCATGCGACGTCGATATTCGACTGCTGGGGGTCATGAACGCGACTGATCAGGTCACCGAGGACACGGGCGTGCTGTACCTCGCCCGGACCGAGGCGACGATGGGCACGAGCAAGCCCAACTTCATCTCGGCGATGACGGTGGGCACCCCGAGCGTCATCTGCACGCCCGAGATGCATTACGGGATGGGTGGCGGCTGATGCGCGCTCTTCTCTCGCTCGCGCTGTGCCTCGCCCTCGTCACCCCGCTCGCCGTCGAGGCGCGGCCGGTCGGCTACAGCCTCAAGAACATGCAGGGTCCCGCCGGGCCCGCAGGTCCGCCTGGGCCGGCCGGGCCGAAAGGAGCTCCCGGAGATGCGGGTCCGAAGGGTGACACCGGAGCAGCGGGCGCAGATGGCGCGCCAGGCCCTCAAGGTGATCGCGGGCTTCCGGGCCCGAGTGGTCCTGCTGGAGTTGCAGGCGCGGATGGATCGCCCGGCCCTGTGGGTCCGGCTGGTCCTCAAGGCGTCCAGGGCATTCCTGGACCGGTGGGAGCAACAGGAGCGACGGGTGCTCCGGGGGCCGTAGGCGCGAAGGGGGACAAGGGCGATGCTGGGCCGAAGGGCGATACCGGCGCCACTGGCGCGGCCGGGGCAACCGGCGCCACAGGTCCAGCCGGCCCCGCCGGCGCAGCAGGATCAATCGGACCGGCAGGCGCGAAAGGCGATACGGGCGCTACAGGCAGCCCGGGAGCCCAAGGACTGAAGGGAGACACGGGTGCCACAGGAGCAACCGGCGCGACCGGCGCCAAGGGTGCGCAAGGCGATGTCGGCCCTGCTGGTGCAACTGGCCCGGCTGGACCCACCGGCCCCGCAGGCGCACAGGGCAGCACTGGACCTGCAGGCCCTGCTGGACCCGCCGGCGCACCCGGAGCGACCGGCCCGAAAGGCGACACGGGCGCCCAAGGTGCGGCCGGCGCCACGGGCCCGAAAGGCGACACCGGACCGCAAGGCCCCCAAGGGCTGACCGGCGCGACCGGACCTGCGGGTGCTACCGGGGCGACGGGCGCGGCGGGCCCCACCGGCCCGGCAGGTGCGGCGGCTCCAGTCTACGGCGCCGGCGGTCAGATCACGGGCGCGAAGTTCTGGCTCGGGACCGCGACCACCGACAGTTCGGGCAATTGGACGGCCGACATCTCAAAGGCCGGCTGCACAGCCCCGCCGCTGAGCGTCCAGCCGCAAGCGGTGGCCGCCGATCAGACCGCTGCCTCGACCGTGTGGGCGAACGTGGTCACCCGGACCGCTACGGCCCTGACCGGTAGTGTGACGAAGCCGAACAACGCGACGGTCAGCCTGCTGGGGCTCAGCATCCTGACGATCGTCCCGAACGTGAAGGTCGGAGCCGGCACCACGGTGCTGCTCGAGGTGGCCTGTCAGTAGGATCTCCACCGCATGCTGACCGTCCTCACGCCTGCTGCCACGGCGCGCCTCGCCACGCCGGCGGACGTGCGCCTTGATCTGGGCCTCGCGGAAGGCACCCCGCCGGACGCGGCCCTGAACCGCCGGATTGACCAGGCCTCGGCTGACGTCGTGCGGGTCTGCCAGCGCACCTTCGGCCGGCAGATCTACCGGGAGCGGATCCATTCGCTACCGCGTGAGGGCTTCGTGCTCAGCGCCGGTCCGGTGAATCGGATCGTGAGCCTGTCGATCATGGGCGGCGCGGCGTTCACGCCTGAGGAGTACCTGCTGGCGAACGACACGCTGCGGCTCACCTATGGCGGCTCGGGAGGCGGCATCGGCGACGGCTCGGCCTATAACCTCTGGTGCTCGCTGCGCCCGACGCTCGTGGTCGATTACGAGGCGGGCTGGCTGCTGCCGGGCGAGGAGGTCGGCGAGGACTTCACCGGCGCTACACCGCTCCCGGCTGACGTCGAGAAGGCGGTGATCCAACTCATCGGCGTGGCGATGTCGGAATCGGGCCGCGACATGACGATCCGCAGTGAGAACGTGCAGGGCGTCGGGAGCACGACGTACAACGTGCAGGGCGCCGGCTCGGCGCTCCCGCATCCCGGCGCTGAGGCCGCACTGCAGCCCTACCGGATGCTGGCGCTCGCATGACTGCCGCCACCGAGATCGCGAAGCTGGATCGGCAACTCGCCAAGAACGGCCAGACCGTGAAACTGCGGGACAAGTCAGCGTCCAACGGCGACAACGATAAGCCTGTGCGCGCCTTCGTTCGCGGCTACCAGCCTGAAGAGCTTTCCGGCGGGATCCAGCAGGGCGATAGCACGATGATCCTCTCGCCGACCGGGCTGGCCGCGTCGGGCTTCGTCGGGCCGCTGAAGCGCCTCGACCGCGTGACCGTCGCCGGCAAGATCCAGATCATCCAGGTCGCGAACCCGGTGACGATGAACGATGTGATCGTTCGCTGGGAATGCTGGCTGCGAGGCGCGTGATGGCAACCGCCCGCACCGCCGTGAAGCTGGATCCGATCGCGAAGGACATCGCGCTCATCCTGGGCGAGGAGCTCTCGCTGGACGCGCAGGCGATGCAGCTTCGCGCCACGGCGCAGCAGGCCCTGGCGGAAGGCGAGGCGACCAACAAGGCAGCGCTCGGCTACGTCCCGACGCACGACACCTTCATTGACGGCGCCCAGCGAACCGACCTGAACGGGGTGCGGGCGAACAGCGTCATCACCTTCGAGTTCCACCTGCTGCTCGATGTGATCCAGTTCGTCGACGAGCAGCTCATCATCCATTCGCCGGTGGGCAACCGGGCGAAGCCGCCGGGCACCCGCTACAACGAGAGCCACGTGTGGTTCGCGGACGGTGTCGAGTTCACCGACGTCGCCAACCCGCCGCCGGCCGAGCAGTACGCCGTCCTGAACGCGCAGCCGTACGCCAGGAAGATCGAGCGCGGCCTCAGCCCGCAGGCACCCGACGGCGTCTATCAGGGCGTCTCGGTGCTCGCCAAGCAGCGCTACGGCAACGTGGCCTATGTCGGGTTCGGCTACCGCTCGTTCCCGGCCGGTGCCGTTGGCGAATGGGCCCAGTCCTCGACCGCCCGCGACCTCGCCCGGCGTGTCCGCGGCGGCCGGCCGGACCGGCACACCGACTGGCTGACCCGTCAGCCGGCCATCATCATCGACCCGGGCCGCTGATCCATGCCGCAAGAGGCTGTTGTTGCCGCCGTTGAAAAGCGGATCGCTGACCTATGGTCGACGGATGAGGCTATCGCCGCGCGCGCCGCAATGAACCTCCCGGCACTCCCGTTCGGAGGCATCAACGTCGAGGGTGACATCCCGCCTGACGCCAGCATGTTCGGCGAGATCCAGTTTCCGGTCGGAAACGTCCAACAGATGGATCTGGCTGCCAGGCGATACCGCGAGGAGGGCGCGATCCGTGTTATCGTGAACTGGCAGCGTGGCCTCGATATCAAGGGCGGACTGAAGCTGGCGGGTCAGCTCGCGGCCATATTCCGCAGCAAGAAATTCGACGGCGTACAGACTTGGGTGCCGTCTGTTCCAGTGGTCGATGATCGGAACGACAACGGTGTCTATTTCCCCGTGTCATTCAGTGTCGCTTACCACTTCTATTTCACCGACGACGCGGGCTTCTACGCCTGATCCGGTGCTGTGATCCTCGCTGCGGGCGAGGTTCTTCGAGGCCCGCAGTGGCCTGATCTCTGGAGAGAGCTATGGGCGACATCAACACCGCAACCGGTTCCAAGATCTTCATCGGGCCCAATGTGCCGACCTCGGCCGACACGGTCGCGGAGTTCTCGGCGCTCACCTACACCGAAATCGGGCTGGTGGAGACGCTGGGCGAGTTCGGCGACGAGTCGAGCGCGGTCAACTTCGCCTCGCTGAGCGACGGCCGGCAGCGCAAGGCCAAGGGCATCCGCGACGCGGGCGCCATCGCGATCACCGTCGGCGACGATCCGACCGATCCGGGCCAGCTCGCCATGATCGCCGCCGAGGCGACCCCGCTGAAGTACGCCTTCAAGGTCGTCCTGAACGATCAGGTCACCGAGGGCGGCACCGGCAGCACGATGTACTTCCGCGGCCTCGTCATGTCGAAGCGGCTCAACGTGGGCGGCGCCGACAACGTGGTCCGCCGGACCTTCAACACCGGCATCGACTCCGCGATCTACGAGGTGCCCGCCACCTGATCGCCCTTCACCGTCCTCGCGCGTCGGGCTGACCACCCGGCCGCGAGAGCTTTCCCGACGAGCATAGGTGACACATGAAACTCTCGAGCATGAAGGTGAACGCGGCCCGCGCTGAGCAGGGCGCTTGGGTGAAGGATCTGCCCGGCATGGGCGATCTCCGGCTGCGAGTCCGCGGCTTCTCCAACACCGATTACACGGCCTTCCTGGCGAAGGAAGTTGCGGCCGCGCCGCGCGATCAGCGCGAGGGCAATCGCAGCGATGGCCCCCTGAAGAACAAGGCGCGCGACGCCATCTTCATCCGCGGCATGGCCGAGCACATCCTGATCGACTGGGACAAGCTCACCGACGAGAACGACAAGCCCATCCCCTACTCGAAGGAGCGGGCGATGGACATGCTGCTCGACCCGGATCTGCGACCGTTCCGTGAAGCTGTCGCTGTCGCCGCCGCCGAGATCGAGCAGGTCGAATCCGATCGGGTCGAGGCCGTGGTGGGAAACTTCTCACCTGCCTCCGGTGGCAGATCGAGTGGTCGCCGCGGGCGAAATACATCCGCCGCCTAGAGAGCGAGGGCAGGGCGCTCCCGCGGGATTACCTCGACCGGCCCTTGCTGGTCTCTGGCACGGAGTTCCTGTGGGGCGCATTCTGGGAGCTCACAACGGATCGGGCGCTGGGCTTCGGTGCTGAGGGGCGGATCCCGTCCTCCTCAATCCGGACCTTCGCCGTTGACCACGGCATCACCGACCCCGACGACTATGCTTGGTTCCTCGCGGTGATCCGCGAGATGGACTCGGAGTACCTCGGGATGCGGGTGCCGCGGCCGGCTGGGCCCGTCGGAGAGACGGTCTCCATGACCGACGCGAAGGGCATCACCGCGCTGCTGAGGCGGCTGGCGAAGAAGCCGGGCCCTATGACCGAGGCTTGATCGGGGCGAGCTCCCCGGTCTCGGCGCTGTAGCAGTTCGCCTCGGTGCGCCCACGCCCCGCGGTGATGTCAGAAGCCTGCAGCTTCATCGCGGCGGCCACCTTCCAGCAGGCCTCCGGATTGGGGAACTGCTCGGCGCCACTCGTTGGGCTGCCGTTCGGTCCGATCATCATCCAGAGCAGGACCCACTTCATGCACTTCTCCCTCGCGGCCTGATTCGGATTCGCACGGATCCCTGATGCCGACAATCGAAACCATCCGCCGGATCACGGTGCAGCAGGTCAGCGAGGGCGGCGCGGCCGTTCGCGCCGACCTGCTCGCGACTGCGGCCGCGCAGCAGAAGGTAGGCGACGCAGCCAATGCGGCTGCCGTGACCGCAGAGGTCGCTTCGCGCCGGCAGTTGTCGGCTGCCTCTGCCTTTGATCGGGTCCGGACCAGCGTCGATAACAGCTTCAAGGCCCAGCAGGCCCTGGAGCGTGGGCTGAACACCCTCAACCGGGCGCTCCAGCAGGGCGTGGTCGACGCGACCACCTACCAGCGCACCTTCGATCTGCTGCAGTCGAAGTACGGCGCCGCGGCCGCGGAGGCTCGCGCTTTCGAGCAGGCCCAGATCGCGGCCGCTCGCGCGACGATCCAGGCGCGGGAGGCCCAGCAGGCTGCGGCGCAGTCATTCCAGGGCGGACTGAATCAGCGCCTCGGTGTCGGGCCGTCTATGCCCGGTGCTGACCGGATGGCTGACTTCGAGGCTGCGATCGCCGCTGCCGACAAGGAGCGCGCAGCCCTCGTGCCGCTCGCCGCGGTCAACATGCAATTTGAGGAGGCGCAGAAGCGCGCCAACGCGGCTCTCGGCGCGGGTATCATCTCGCAGGACGAGCACGCCGCGGCGGTTGGCCGGGCCCGCAACACGATGCTCGCCCAGACGAACGAGCTTCAGAAGGCTGAGCAGGCGAATGAGCGGCTGGCAAAGGGCGTCGGCCTGTCGGGGTATGCGTGGCAGAACCTCGGCTATCAGATCAACGACGTCGTCACCTCGCTCGCGTCCGGCATCTCGCCGATGCAGACGGCGGCTCAACAGGGCGGTCAGATCCTCCAGGTGCTCCAGTCGGGGCAGGGCGGTGTCCGCGGCGCCCTCATCGGCATTGGAGAGCAGGCTTCCAGCGTTGCGGCACGCATCGGGCTCGTCGGGGGCGCGTTTGCAGCCGTGACCGCGGCGGCGCTGGGCGGAGCACTGGCCTTCCGGTCATACTCCTCTTCGCAGACGGCGCTGGCGCAGAACCTCGCGGGCGTCGGTCGCGCCTCCGGGGCCACTGTCGGTCAGATCAACGCCATCGCGCAGGCCAGCGCCGCCGCCGGTGGTGTTTCGGTCCGGTCCGCCCGGGAGATGGCCGGCGAGTTCGCCGCCACGGGCAAAATCGGTACCGAGGTGTACGGCGGCCTGATCGGGTCGGTAAAGGACTACGCGGCGACCACCGGTCAGGATGTGCCGTCGGCCACCAAGGCGCTCGCAGAGGCGTTCGCGGACCCGGCCCGCGGTGCCGATATCCTCGACAAGCAGCTCGCGGTCCTGAACGACACCACCCGGGAGAACATCCAGCGCCTCGCCGCGCAGG